CAGTATTAACCCAGCGCGAAGACATCATTGCGGACGATGGATTTCTGCCAACATCTCAATCAATCACAGCAGTAGATCAACATTTATTTCTTATAAACAACAAAATCCAAAGAGCGACTCCAGCTATTATCGACATGGCAATAACACTGCCATCGGCAGCGCCAACATCAGTCCGCATCCCGGCTGGCACCCATTTTAATTTGGCTGGTGCTGATGGTGCTCCAGTAACATATGAAATTTTTAGAGCACCGAATGATTTTGACAGTGAAATTATTATTTTCCCTGGTGCTCGCGGTGTGGTTGCCTTTGGCATTGAAGGTTCATTTGCTGAACCATTAACTGTTGAATCGGCTGGTGGGTCTAATCAGATTATTGAGATATTAGATGAAGATATTCTTGAAGAACCAATTGTGGTTGAAGTTGTAACTGGCAACGAATCAGTTAGATGGCGTAGAGTTGATACTCGTGAACAAGCTAGTGCTCAAGATGAAATTTATGAAATAAAATTCCATGACGAGGGCATATCAATCGTTTTTGGTGATAATATAGCAGGTAAAGCTCCTATAGCCGGTCAACGATTAACTGTTCTATATAGGCTTGGTGGAGGCAGGCGAGGAAGAATACCGGCTAATGCAATCAATGAAAGCAGACCAATAAGCCCTGATTCTCCGATTTCTGCCCCAGTACAAGTTCTATTCCGTAATCCTGCGCCATCAAATGGCGGTATGGACATTGAATCTATTGCATCTGCTAAAAAGAGGGCACCTAAAGAAAGCGCCATATTACAATCTGCTGTTAGCGGTGAGAATTACTCTGTTAAAGCTAAGACCTTCAACCATCCGATATTTGGTAGTGTGCTTAAAGCCGTTGCAATAGTACGCACTTCATTGAATGCTAATATAGTAGAACTTTATATATTAGCAATTGGCCCTGATGATATCCCGGTATTGCCAAGTAAAGGATTGAAACAAGGCTTGGTGACTTATTTTGCTGATGTAGACGTGCTTACTGATGAAACTAGGGTGCTTGATGGCGCAATTAAGCCGATAAATGTGAATGCAACTGTGATAATAAGTCGCAATTCAGATCCCGCCTTGATCAGAGATGCAGTTGATGTTGCGGTTACTGAATTCTTTGATCAAACCAATTTTGATATGGGTCAAGAATTACACCTCAGCAAGTTATACAAAACTCTAGGTGACATTGAAGGCGTGCAATACGTTAAGATTTATTCGCCCCAAGATGATGTTATCGTTTCTGGTAAGATAGCTACTGAAACTCCGGCTAATCAGATTGGATTCAATGAGCTTATTGTTTTAGGTGAGGTCCAGATCAAGATATACTTTGAGAAAGCTCAGATCTAAAGACCTATTTCATCATGCATTCTAGAGTGTATATCTCTAATTGCGGAAGTTAATAAGCGTGTGACATCATAAAAATGTCCTACTTGAGCTATTATTGTCTCTGGCTGTTTTTTGATAGTGAATATACAAAATGCCAGTTCTATGTCCTCATCATCTAGAATAACGTCTAGTTTCTCTTTTATTGATTTCATCTTACTATTTATATTAGTATCTTCTTCCATGTTTCCCCTCGTATTTCATTTTCATGTCTAGAATCAAAATGTCTGAAATACCAGACTCTATGGTATTTACTATCTATGAATGGTTCCAATCTGCCATGAGGAGACATGGTCGTAAAGTTAGCTGGCCTAAATGTAAAGATGTAAAAAAGACGTATCAATATAGAGCTATTCATAAATATACTCAGAAATGCTCTGATGAACTTGAATTAGACAATAAAGTAATCAAAATACTGACATATAATATAGTTGATTATGCTAAAAGGAAGGGTTTGTTGGCTAAGGGCGCACAGATGCTTTGTATGGATCTTGTTGTTGATCTATGTTATCAAAGCATTAAGGATATGATAGAAGATGAGTCGTCTTTAATGTTGGAGATATCTTGTTGTCATAGCTTTATTGCTGATCAAGTAGATAGCAAAGATAATCTCGTTCGCCTGATGGTAGAGCCGATATCGGATGGCGGATATTCTAGGATAGTCTACTGGTATAATCTAGGATATATTACGCCGCTCTATGTTGCTATTAGTAAAAAATGTATCAAAGCACTCTCTAAAATTCCGCAATCGGAAAGACAAGAACTACCCAACGATATTGAATTGTTTAGGATCTGTACTCATACTGTATCTAGTGATACTGTTGAAGGGCTTAAAGAGATTCTGGGTGCGGACCTTAGAGTGCCTCCAACCTGCTTGCGGAGCTAAGTATGCAATTACAACCTGATTTGTTGCCCATTCCATCTAATCAAATAGATGATCTAAGTGAATATGTTTTCATAACAAAATATGCACGATATGATAACAAGAAAAAAAGACGCGAGACATGGAATGAGGCTGTTAACCGCGTGCGCGATATGCATCTCCATAGGTATGCATCAAAAGGTATAAATGATGATATCAATTGGGCATTTGAACAAGTGAGGCAGAAAAGAGTCTTGCCGTCGATGCGATCAATGCAATTTGGTGGACAGGCTATTATTGTTAATGATGCTAGGATGTATAATTGTGCATTTTCACATGTTGATCGTGCAAGATTCTTCAGTGAAGCATTTTGGATGTTATTGTCCGGTTGTGGTATCGGATTTAGTGTGCAGAAGCAACATGTTGCGAAATTGCCTAAGTTAGTAGAATACAAATCGCCTGATGAGAAATCGATAATGACGTATGTGGTAGAGGATACTATCGAAGGATGGGCTGATGCTCTTGATATTCTAACGTCAACGTACTTCTGTGGCAATCCTATCTCTGGTAAAGAGGTGTTTTTTGATTTTTCCAAGATTAGACGTAAAGGATCGTGGTTAAAAACATCTGGTGGACGTGCTCCTGGTGCTACTCCGCTCCGAATTGCTTTGAAGAGGATAAAGAAAGTCCTAAGAGAGGCAGTTGAAGATGGTCAGCGCAGGCTTAGACCCATACAAGTTTACGATATTATTATGATGGCTGCTGATGCTGTTTTGTCTGGTGGCATAAGACGATCAGCTACTATTGCATTGTTTTCATATGAAGACAAGGAGATGATGACTGCTAAGACGTTCTGTCAACGCGGCAAAGTTCTATCTGATAAGCGTAAAGACGACACGTGGCTTACTAATTATGGAGTAGCAGTCAAGTTAAAGAACGATAATAAGAAAGAACCAAAGAATGGCGAGGAAGTCACTATAGCGTGGCATAATATTATGCCATGGCGTGCTAGATCCAACAATAGTGTTGCTTTATTGAGGAATTCATGTACGCTTGAACAATTCTCGGAAATTATAAATTGTACCAGATTATATGGCGAGCCTGCGTTTGTCTTTTTAGACAATCTTGACTATGGATATAATCCTTGTGTTGAGATTGGCTTATATCCGATTTGTGTTGAGACTGGAGAGAGTGGTTGGGCAGTATGCAATCTTACAGAAATAAATGGTGGGCGCATTGAGACCAAAGAAGATTTCAAGGTTGCTGTAAGAGCAGCGACGATCATAGGAACATTACAAGCTGGTTATACTTATTTTCATTATCTTACTGATGCGACCAGAAGAATTGTTCGCAGGGAAAGGCTGCTCGGTGTTTCTGTCACTGGATGGATGGAAAATCCTGATTTCTTGTTGCAGCCGGACGTGCAACAAGAAATGGCTAAATGTGCTGTCAAAATAAATCAGGAATATGCCGATAAGATAGGTATTGAACATGCTGCAAGGGTAACATGTACTAAACCAGCTGGTAATAGTTCCGCTGTTCTTGGAACAGCTTCTGGACATCATGGGCATCAAGCACAATGGTATCTTCGCAGAGTTCAACAAAATATTGTTGAACAACCACTTCAATTTTTCAAATTGTGGAATCCGCAAGCTGTTGAGAAATCTGTATGGGGTGCAACCGATGAGATTATTACATTTTGTGTTGAAGTGCCTGAAACATGCATATTTAAATATGAACTGGGCGCCATAGAATTCTTAGAGAAGATCAAAGGGACTATTATAAATTGGATATGGCCTGGTACGGCTTATCCTAATTCTACCCCTAATCTTAGACACAATGTCAGCAATACTGTTATAGTTGATGATGATGAGTGGAACGATGTTATAAAATATCTCTATAAAAATAAGGAATACTTTTCTGGTGTTAGCTTCTTGGCGAAACAATCTGATAAGGTTTATGATCAAGCTCCGATGGAGCGTATAGAGACAGAGGAAGATATTAAGAAATGGAATAATCTGGTTAGTTCATTTTCTAAAATTCCGTGGGATCAATTTAGCGAGGCTGGAGATTATACTAATTTCAAGGATATTGCGGCTTGTGCTGGTGGGGCCTGCGAGGTTTAACCCTTAGTCTTAGGATTTTTCAACGTGGTGTTCATATAGAATGATGCCATGCCTCTAACGGACGAGCTTTTACTCTTCATTGCTTTCTTTGCGCATGCTTTACATGGACCCTTGAATCCTTGTTTTTTACACCAAGTAGTAAAACGTCCTTTTTTGAGTTTCTTTGGCCAACTTTTCTTTTTCGCTTCTGTCAGCAATTTATTACCGCTTAGTATTGGCTTATGCGGTTCAATAAACTCATCTTCTTGTTTATTGAACATATTAGGATTATCAGTAATCATTGCGGCAATGATGTTGGGAGCGTTTTTTCTTATCTCATCTGTACTAGGCATAATTATATTCTAGATTATTTTTGTATTTAAAAATTAAACCATGTTAGTTATCATACAAAATAATCAATCGGTAAAAATCGATCAAATAATTCCTCAGTTCGAATCATTATTGATTGATTATTTTTCTGTTAAGGACCCTAAAGCGAGATATATTGATGATACTACTCAACAGAGTTGGGATGGTTGGTATAGAAAATATAATCCTCGCATGCAGACACTAGCAAGACCATTTCTACAAAAATTACAAGAATTTTGTAATAAGTATAATATTCCATTGTCGATTAAAGATGATAGGCCATATGAGAAATATCCAATTGATGGTTCGGATATAAAAGATGATATGTTGCATGGAATAACATTAGAACCGCATCAAATGCGTGTTCTAAAGACTATATGTGACGGTAAACATGAATGTGGTTTAATATCAGTAGTGACAGGCGGTGGAAAAACGGAGTTGATGGCTGCTATTACTAAATTGATGAATCTGCCAACTGTAATCATAGCTGATCAGAGAATAGTTATTGAACAAATTAAAGAACGCCTAGAATTGCGCGATATTACTGATTCTGCTGGCAAAGACAGCATAGGATTATTTTATGGCGGAGAAACACCGGACGGCCAGACTGTGGTAGTTGGATCCATCCAATCGCTCACATCTCCACCCGCAAGCCTTAGGAAAAAGAAGCCTAAGCAATATAGGAAAAGAAAGGAAAACGCTAAGCTATTCCAAGATATTGTAGGACATGCTAAGTTGTTGCTTGCCGATGAATGCGATAAGGCGACAGATAATAGATATAGGAAGTTGTTCAAGAATTATTATAATGGAAGATATAAATTTGGATTTAGCGGGACATGTTTCGACCCAAAGAAGCCTGTGGAAGCCCTTAAATTAAGAGAGTATCTTGGATCTGTTATTGTTGAGGTAAGTCGTAGGGAGCTTGAAGATATTGGTCGTATTGTGCCAATTAGGGCTCTGATGATTAGTGTAGGTGATCCAGCTGATCGGTATGATATGACAGCATATGATATTGCTCAGAGAGAATTAGTCATTGATAGTCCTGAATATTATGATAGAATTAAAAAAATAGTGTCAGCATATCGAGATGAGAAAACTATGATATTAGTTGATACTCATAATATAGAAGATCTCGGTAAGGCATTGGAACGCGAAATAGAAGGATCAATTTTCATATTTGGTAAATCCTCTAAAAAGGCGAGAAATGAAGCTATTCGTACTTTTCAGGATGGCAAATTGACGTGTCTAATAGGTAGCAAAATTCTAAAGCGTGGTCTAGATATCAAGGGCGGCTTAGATAATTTGATAATATGTGGTGGTGGGAAATTATCGTCTGATTTTGATCAGAAAATAGGAAGAGCAGTCAGGCAGAATGATAGAGGTTGGGCTAGATTAATATGCTTCTTCCATCTTGACAATCATTATTTGTATAAACATAGCAAAGAACAATTGAAGACTATTTTATCTCTTGGATATAAATGTCATATTTCTTTTGGGAAATATATCATGGATGGGGAAGAATTGGTTAGGCGAAATTTTAGGCTACCAAAAGGATTTAAATAGTCGTCTCTCTCCTAAATATAAGTATATATTCCTAAAAGGAATATAATGGAGAGAGACATTAAAATAGAACAAATCACATTTACACGTCCTAATCGTCCACGTAATCCAAACTTGCCTAAGAATTATTAT